GTAATACCTGTGATAATACCTTTAAGAACTCCAGTAAATGTTGATGTTGAAGCTGCTCCCGCAATTACAAGATTAGAAAGAGATGTAGTAACTCCAAATCCAATCGTTGCACCAAGTGCTCCTGGGTCTGTTGTATTAATACCAATAATTTGATCTGCAGCATCGTCAATAAAACAAACTTTTAATCCATTTCCCCAAGATCCAGGGTTCTTTGCTGCGTATGTATAATTTGTAGCGTTTTCGTGATTATTAATATAATCATCGTAGTTATCAATTCTTATAGCAGTTGTAGAGGCTGCACCAACACCAGCATTAGCATTGTTTAGTGTTGAACCAGCAGTTCTAACAACCTTCATAACTCCACCATATGAAAGGAAGGATGAACAACTCATCCAGTACTCATATTGCGAATCTGTTGAAAGTGGTTTACCAAAAACACTAATTAAATCTTGTTCGGTTGATATATCAATTGGATAATCTACGGGACCGATTGGGAAAGGACCAGCAATCACTCCAATGTTATCTAAAACATTATCAGCTCTTCCTACTGTTAAATCAACCTCTCTGACGAGTACGCCTGGAGATAATTGAGGAGTCGCCATTTTTTTCTCCGTAATTCTCTGTTTATCTGGAAATATTTATTAAAAAATTACTTTACACTGGGGAAACAAGCCGTGAGTATCACCAATCAGGATATTTGTATTCAATTGAAGATGATTTATTTTTTTTACGGTCATTTACTCTTTTTTTAGTGCATTCCTTACACTCGTAAGAATAAGAAGATGCAACAGGTCCTCTATCTTTACGTGTTCTATAAAACTCTCCTACTAAATTTTTAAGTTCACCACAAACTCTACATTTTCTATCATTGAGTAATAAATGACTTAATTTTATTTGCTTATCAATTTCCACTGCTACCTGTATTCCCACATGTATGATCTATCACCATATTCATCAGCAAACCAACGATCACCCTCAGAATCAACAAAACTTGTTTCATCTAACCCATCAGAAACAAAACCAAAGGGTGCCATATCTTGCTCTATCTGATTTTTTTGTTCATCATAAAGACGTTTTCTAACATCTTGATCAGTAAGTTCTTTAAAATAATCCTGACAAACTAACCAAGCATATATTACAAGACACATTGCTAGATCATCATTACAACCTTCTTCTGCCTCAAAAGAATTATGTTTCTGAATGAAAGTTGTAAGTTCACTTATTATTTCGTAATCATTGAAGATAAGTTTATCTTCTTCAATCATTGTTTTTAAATTAAGACATCCAATTTTTTTAACCGTCTTGGACATCTTAACTCCTAATTGAGTTTTTTTACCAGAAAATCCTTGACCAACTATCTGACCAGCTCTACCTCGCATAGAGCACATTAAGATGTTCTGATACTCAAGATCGTATTGAAGGATGCTAGCAACTTGATCTCCTACATCATTTACTTCGCATAAGATAAAAGCATTGTTATAATTTCTTGCGACTTCATAAATTACACTTGGAAACATCATTGGTTTGATTTCATTATCTCTATACTTTGCTACAACCTTATGAGGAAACTGTGTAATGTCTACCACAACGAATGCTGAGTAATCGTTTCCTACCCCTCTAGCAACGTCTACAGTCATTATATAATCACAATCCTCACTTGCACTCACATAGACATCTAAACCAGCGTTACGGGTCTTAGGATGGTCATAGATGAAGTTCCTGAGTTTAGATGGTGCAATCAATGTATCAACAGATCCAAGAAATTCGCATTCAAACTCAACCTTAAACTGTTGTTCGCTTGTGTTGGCAATTGTCTGTGCTTTCCAGGCAGAATCTCTACCGGGAACTTCACTCCAATGCACATCAGTAAAAATATATCCATTTTTGCCTTTTTCGGCATCGTGCCACATTCGATAGAAAAATGATTCATACCGTGTGGTGTTGAAACAATAATTACCTTTGTGTTTTGACCTGAAGTAATTGTTGGATATACTGATGCAAAAAATGACTCTGCAATATGATTTGGAACAAACGCAAATTCGTCCAAAAATAATATGTTAAAAGACATACCACGAACAGCAGAAGCTGAAGTTGAGGCAGCCATAATTTTAGATCCATTTTCAAGTTCTAATGAACCTTTGTTCCAAGAAATAACACCTTGCTGCATCCACTTAGGAAGATTTTCATATGCAGTTTGAAGACGGTCTAAAAGTTCTCTTGCTGTTGCTGCTTTGTTTGCAAGAATACCAATATTTACATTGTCATTAAAAACTGCATA